ACATTTGCGATGTGATACTTGCGAGATCCAGTTTTTCGCAAAGGTTAAATTCCAAGCGCATTTAGAAACGTCTAAACATAAACGCCTTTCTAATATAATTATGAACTGCGAACTATGTGGTTACATGACAACTAGTAAACAACTATTGGATCAACATAATTCTTCCCAAAAACATCTGAATGCCGTAAATGGTGTAAAGAAGCCAATTTATGAATGTGTTGAATGTAACCTTCTTACAAAATATAAATCTGTATACGAACAGCATATGAATACTAAAAGACATAGAGTTGGGTATGATGATCAGACCTACGAATGCATACCATGCGATTACAAATGTGGAAGTAAACAATTGATTGAACAGCATAATGCTACCAAAAAACATATGAATGTAGTGAACGGAACTAGGCAAACGGAATACGAATGCATACCGTGTAACTTCAAAAGCAAATTTAAATCTAAACTAGATGAACATCTAGAACGAAAAAGTCATAAAAAAACAGTTGGTCAATAACTTACTTCCTCTCAAATGTTTTTTTCAATGTATTTGATTCGTAATAAGCTTCCATAAATTCTTCGGCTAATATTTCTGGGTTTCGATGAATTAGATAATGATTTCTTGCTTTACGCAAATCAATACCTCTGCGGTAATCAGCGTATCTATGCCATTCTTTACGAGCTTCTTCACGTGTAACTGCCTCAGGTCCATTTGTGAACGTCTGAGGGAGATCATTCGTGAAATCCGGTGTTCCATACTTGAACCCTTGAATAACTGAACGCACCAAATCTGAGATTAGATTTTCCATACTGGATTCCATACTGGATTCCATCTTTTATTCATCAAACGTACAAAGAAGAAAAATTCCGTTTTTCAGTGAATCCTTTTTCAATAAGAGCTTTTAATGAAAATCCAGTTCCTTCATATTCAAAATTGATAACATGGTTAAGACTCCATCCTGTACTCAATAGTTCTTTTATAACATGACCAATATCATAAGGAAAAACTTTAACATATTCACGGCAATTAATGTTTACAATAAAAAAATCTAGCATTTACTAGACTATTTTAATATTCTTTAAATGAAAGCAATATCAAAATCGCTTGATTATCTTGTTTATAAAGTCTAGTTGAGCGTAGTTCTGAAGCATAAGCTACAGATTTTTTCAAATGACAACCTCTACATAATACTTGACCGTTTTCCAGAGTGGTTAGACCACCTTTAGAGAATTCTACAATATGATCTGTTTCAAATGCCCAAATTGGAAACTGAGGATACCCAGATTTCCAATGACATTTCTTATTTTTACATTTGTTTCCTTGGCTTTTTAAAATAGCCTTGCGAACATTTAGAGGAAATGATCTCAATTTTGGATTTAGTTTCATTTTTTATATTTATGTCAGAATTACCCAGAAAATCCGTTTTCTTTAGCGAGGATCATGAACGTGAGTGGATAATTTACAATCTCCAGAAGATGTGTGAATATATCTTGGTCCAGATGTAGAAATATGATCACCAGGACAAGGTAGTAAATCCTTTGATGAAGGCATAAATCCTTCACGACTGTTCCACATATAAAGAACCGCGGCGGCTACTAATAGAGCAATAATCCATTTCATTTATTATTAGGGAGTTATTTGCGCATGACCTTGTGCATCATAGCATGGACGGCAGTAAATAACGCAGCGTGGACGGCTAGAGGAGGAAGAGGGCCAACACTAGGTAAACTTACTAGAACACCGGGGGAGCACAAATAAAACGTGAGGGCGGTCAACAGAAGATAGGCATACATTTTTATTTAAGGGCGAGAATAAAAACGAATACATTCAAGAATTACAAGTTATACGCAAAAAATGCTAGCATTCATTCAGACTTTGACGCAAGATGAACTATTTCTTATGAATCGTATTAATGTTTCGGCACTAAAACGAGCAGTTTCTAGAGTTGAGGACGGACAAACATTCACAAATTTTAAATTGTTTGAGTATACGTCTGGAAGTACACATGGAATTCTTCATGAAGAGGTTTTGCCTTCAGGAAGAATTCTAAAAGATTATATTGTATCTTCTGAATTTCTACAATTCTTGGTAGGAGCATCTTATTTGGATCTATATTTTAAACTATGGAGTCGTGAGATAAATACAGGACGACGAGAACTATTTCTATGTATTAAACAGGTTCCTGAAAATACTGATTAAAAAGGTTAATCCTTTTTTTCTAATCCGGGAGGGTTTTGACGAGTGCCAGGTTTTGGTAAACAAGCTTCTACACCAGCATGAGTTGTTCCAGCATAATGTGTTGGTGGACAGCCCATAGGACCATGATTACCAAAATAGTCATAGCGCACATATTTCATTGCATAATGAAGTACTACTGCAAATAAAGCAGCATGAACTAGATGTACAGATAATCTAGATCCTTTAGGAGGTAAAGTCACTAAAACACCGGGAATAAACGCATAAAACAAAACTGCAGCTAAAAGAATCTTCCACATTTATTTAGACTTCATAAAAGTTTTTCTAACCCAATTTCTGTCAGCTTTGAATGTTTTAGCTTTTGAAGGTGCTGATCTCTTATCATATACGGCCACGGCATTCAATTGTCTAAACGCTTTCAAAGCACCTTCTGCTTTAACTACACGACGTAATGCTGAACGTCTGGCAGTTTTTGATTTAGAAGCAGAATATCCGCGAGATGTTAAGTCGCCATGATGTAATGGTCCAATTCCTTTTCTCCGAGTTTTACCTGCTCCACATTTAACTGGCATTTATTTATACCATAGAAGATGAATTCCAATAGCTAGAACACAAATATATGTAGCATCACTCCAATAATGTTCACGTGATAGACCAAATACACGACGACCAGTCATATCAGCATAACCTCCCAATGAAGATAACAGAATCGAAAAAAGAAGGAGAATATGAGAAGCTTTCATTTATTCTAAGTTTAGGCTTTAGTATTGATGCTCTTGTTTTTTGCTACATTGAGAACACATTGGCTCACGCTTGATTTGAGAATACACATAGAGTACCAACACAACAAACAGAATCAATAAAGACCACTCCCACATTTGTTTTATATAGCGTTTTCATATTGGGCGAAAAAATATACTAATGGGTATTCCTTTTTATTATGTTTCTCTGATTCGTCAACATACGGGAATTGTTAGACCTGTTAAGACTTTAAGAGCAGATATTTTGGCTCTAGACTTTAATTGTCTAATTCATAAATATCTCGTAGATTCTGATCCTATTCAAAGTGTTTTGAAAGGATTAGAATTAGTAATGTCGGTTTGCCAAGCATCTAAAACTATATTGTACCTCGACGGTCTAGTTCCTTATGCAAAAATGGTTCAGCAAAGGTATCGTCGGTTTCGTCAAAAAGATCTGGCTGAATTTGATCGTAACCAAATTTCTCCAGATACACCCTTTATGCGTGAATTAGAATCTGCCTTACAAAAGTATCCGGTCGAAGTTTCTGGAACCACAAAAGCCGGCGAAGGTGAACAAAAACTGTTCCGTGATCTGAAAAAAACTCCCGGTAAAAAAGTTGTAGTATATGGATTGGATGCTGATCTAATTTTGTTATCAGCATACCATTCTTCATTAGCATCAGAACTTTTGCTTCTCAGAGAATCACAAGAAATGAATTCAGAAGGAGAATTTTCTGTACTTTTGTGTACAGAACTAGCTAGAATTCTTCCTATAGATCGTGAACAGTATTTGTATTTATGTGTTCTCTGTTTTGGTAATGACTTTATGCCTAATTTGGGACTATTTTCTTTACGTGAAGGGGGGTATCAACGTGCTCTGGATATTTATGCTCAATCAGGAAATCCTGATTTAACTACTGAACAAGGTAGATTTAAGTTTCTTACCCAAGCTAAAAAATATGAATGGGACTTTCTATTAAAACGTAAAGGTCATGAAAAATATATTATTGGAACAGATCTATCAAAAGTATCACGTAGATACGGATTACATATTTTGGATGGCGTAGAAAATATGGAACCTGTTGTATCAGCATTCTGGAAAACATTTCACTGGACTATTGAATATTTCAAAGAAAACAAGTCAAGTAACTGGAATTGGGTATATCCTTATCCTGACGCTCCTTTGATTATGGATATTCTAGATTTTTATGAAACAGAGTCTAAACCTGAAAAGAATGCACTAACTTTAGCAAAACATCTGGCATTTATTTTACCTTCAAAATCCTTACTCAAACGTCATAAGAAGTTTGAGGACGAATGGTATACTGAAACAAGACCTTTATGGATCAAAAAACATGAATGGGAATCAAAACCGTTTATAAGTCTACCTTGGCATCCAACAGATTCGTTAACTTCAATTGAACCATTAACGACGTAATTTTAATTTACCACCAATAAACCCTATTTTAGGTTGAGGTCCAATTTTTGTAGCAAATCCTCTTGCGGTCTTTTTTAATCCAGCTTCAGTAATGTATTCTAACACATCAGCTTCATAAAAGAATTGAACGTAAGAAGTTTCGCGCTTAGACCAATATTCATTGTTAATTTTTTCAAGTTCACGGACTTTTTGAAGAGCAAATAATCCAGTAGCACTGAAATCAGATGCCCAAATACGTTTCAAATAATTGATATATTTTTGACGATATTCAGCAGGACTAGTTACAACAGTAGCTTGTTGTAAGGTAGATAAAGCTTCAGCTATTGTTTTTACAGTAGGTTTATCTAATCTTTTGTTCACAGTATTATGCGCACGAACTGTAAATAAAAAGAAATTTTGTTTAGAGTTCAGATATTCGGGATGTAAAGAACGATATGTTTGTAACATCCGTAAAAAATGAGATTTACAAATATGACAAGTTATAGACTCGCCAAACATATCTATAAATCTTGAACAAATTTGTTTTTCGATTTCAGTTGGTGTATCAGGATAATTAATACTAACTGAATGTAATGTCATCCAACCTAAAGGTCCCCAAATAGAGGTCATTGTTTAAGGCAAAGAAACAAAACCAGCAGAAACAGCGTTATCCAGAAGTTTTTTAGATATGTGAGCTGGTGTATCAGGTTTTAATTTAATATCAGTTTGTTGATCAAATACTTTAGCAATTTCAGAAGGCTGCATTTTAGAGATTTTATGTTTCAATGTTTTACGATGTCGACGTAATCCTTTTGAAGTGAACATGCGAATTGTATGTTTACGCATATTAGGCTTTGGCGGTGGACTTTTTGCAGGATCAGTAACACCTTTGATCTTAGAAGTTTTTTTTAAGATACTTCGTTTTGGAGTTTTTTGGCGATGTTGGGGTCCATCCATTTTAGTAATTACAATCTTCTTGTCCATCTCTTTATTAAAAACGGATGGGAAACAATTTACGGATACTTTTGGTACAATATCATGGAGTGGGAAGCTATTTCAAGTTTCTTCCATAATGAAGGACCTCGTAAACTCGTGGAACATCAAATTGAATCCTTCGAAGATTTCATTCGCAATAAGATTCCTTTGATTGTTTGTTCTACAAATCCTATTGTAGTTTGGCATGAACAAGATCCTGAAACAAAGAAATATAAATATGAGTTTCGTCTCTCGTTTGAGAACGTAACTTATATGAAACCCCGTATTCAGGAAGCTACTGGTCGTGTAAAACCTATGTTTCCTCAAGAAGCCAGATTGCGTAATTTTACTTACGCTGCTCAAATGTTTGTTGATGTAAGATTTATTACGCGTGCTTATCACGGCCCAACTTTGTCACAGTTCGATGAATCTGTGCGAGTCTTTGAAGGTATTTCTCTAGGTAAAATTCCAGTAATGTTGGGATCATCTCTCTGTATTATGAAAGATTATCCTTTGTCTCCTGAAGAACTAGGTGAATGTTCACAAGATCCATTTGGATATTTTGTTATTCATGGTTCTGAACGTACTATTCTATCTCAAGAAAAAGTAGCTGATAATCGTATCATGGTATTCACTGGAAAGAAAACAGCAACAAAATATAATTATTCAGTAGAATTCAAATCTTTACATGAATCATTTACGATGCCTCCTAAAAAACTAGAAATTAGACTATCCACAAAATTTAATGGTTATGGTTATCCGCTTCACGCATGTCTACCTAGATTTCGTGAAGAACTACCATTGATCATTTTGTTTCGTGCTTTGGGTATGGATAACGATGAAGATATTGCTAAACTTGTCTGGGGAACTCAACAAGATCAATATGATACTCTGATGGCTTCATTTTCTGAATGCGCCGATATTAAAGTGTATACACGTGATGATGCTCTGGAATACCTGAGTCACCATCTACAATACGCTACACCTCAAGAAGATAAGAAAGAATACGTTCGTCAACTATTAGAGACTGAACTCCTTCCGCATGTCAAATTGGCAGGAGATCAATCTTCTTTGGAAGTTTTGGAAGGGCGTAAAACAATTCTGATTTCTGCAATGATTCGACGTCTAATGCTAACTAATCAAGGAAAAATTACTTTGGATGATCGTGATTCTTATCCTAATAAACGTGTAGTTTCAACAGGTGCTTTGCTAACTCACCTGTTCCGTCAACTTTTCCAAAAAGTATGTAAAGATATTCGTGGCAAATTCGTTCATGAAATCAATAATGATTCATGGAAAAAAGGAACACCAAGACCGATTGAAGTTTTGAACCTGAATAATTTGTACAAGATTTTGAAAGTTTCAACTATCGAAGGAAAATTGAAACAAGCATTGGCAACAGGTAATTTCACTGTACAAGGTGTTGGAACTGGATCTACAGCAACCAAAATGGGTGTATCTCAAGTTTTGAATAGAATTTCTTATTTGGCTACACTAAGTCATCTAAGAAGAATTCAAACTCCTGTAGAAAAATCAGGTAAACTTTTGGCTCCGCGTAAACTACATGGAACATCATTTGGATTTGTATGTCCTGTAGAAACTCCAGAAGGTCATTCTGTAGGTATTGTTAAATCTCTATCTATGTTAACTTCTGTATCTCAACATACACCATCTATGGTGATCATAGATAAACTGAAAGAACGTCTTCAATGGATTTCTTCTTCTAAACCTTATCAGGGTATCCCTGTTTCTTTGAATGGTGTGATTCTAGGATATACAAAAGATCCTAAAAGTCTATACGATTATTTGAAAGAAGCTAAGAGAACCTTTGTTTTGCATCCGCATTCAAGTATTGTATGGAATATTTTGGATTCTGAATTTGCTATTGAAACTGATGGTGGTCGTATTGTTCGCCCATTGTTCAGAGTACAGCAAGGTAAGATCCTGAATCCTCCTGAAACACGTAATAATTGGAATTCATGGATTCAATCAAATATTGAATATGTCGATGCTGCCGAATCTGATACGATCAGAGTATCTATGTTTCCTCGTGAAATTACAGATGAACATACACATTGTGAAATTCATCCAACCCTAATTTTGGGTCATATGGCTTCAACTATTCCAATGTCTGATCATAATCAATCACCAAGAAACACGTATCAATCAGCTATGGGTAAACAAGCTATGGGATTGTATGCTAGAAATTATGCAAAACGTCTAGATAAGAATGGTTATATTTTGTGTAATCCTATGCGCCCATTTGTTGAGACACGAATGATGAGTGTATTAGGAACTGAACAGATGCCTTTTGGTTATAATGCAATTGTAGCTATTGGAATTTATTCAGGATATAATCAAGAAGATTCAGTTATCTTGAATAAAGGTGCATTAGATCGAGGTTTGTTTAGGTCTTTGTATTATACGATTTATAAAGATGAAGAACATCGTAATTTGGCTTCAGGAAAAGAAGAGAAGTTTTCTAGACCTCAACGTGAAACCACAAAAGGATTTAAAAGTTCTTCTTATGAAGCTGTTCAAGAAACAGGTATGCCAAAGCAAAATGCTTACATTAACGAAAATGATATTCTGATTGGTAAAGTCACAAACCTAAAAAATGATCCACACGGATATAAATATAGAGATTCATCTACTGTCTACAAAGGTTCGGAAACTGCTCGTGTAGATGGAGTTTGGCAGGATAAGAATTCTGAAGGGTATCCATTCATTAAAGTCCGTTGTGTTTCTGAACGTGTTCCTGAAATTGGAGATAAAGTTAGTTCCCGACATGGACAAAAAGGTACATGTGGAATTATTTTGAATGAAGAAGATATGCCGTTTACAGCTTCAGGATTGAGACCTGATATTATTATGAATCCTCATGCTGTACCTTCTCGCATGACAATTGCTCAACTAATGGAAACTATGTTTGGTAAGGTTTGTGCTGAGACAGGAAATTTGGGTGATGGAACTCCTTATTCACATTTGAAAATTGAGGATCTTCGTGAACATATGTTGAAACTAGGAATGCATTCTTACGGCAATGAATTGTTGTATAACGGTCAGACCGGAGAAATGATGCAAGCAGAAATCTTTATGGGTCCTACATTCTATCAGAGACTGAAACATATGGTTCGTGATAAAACTCATTCACGTGCTAAAGGACCTATTGTATCTTTGACTCGTCAACCTTGTGAAGGAAGAGCTCGTGATGGTGGATTGCGTGTAGGAGAAATGGAACGTGACTGTATGTTGTCCCACGGCACAGCAATGTTTACTAAAGAACGTCTAATGGATGTTTCAGATCCGTTTAGAACAGGATTCTGTAAGAATTGTGGAGTTATGGCTGTAGTGAACAAAGATGCTGGATTGTACGAATGTGGAACATGTGGTGTACGCACCGAATTCGAACAGAAAACAATTCCTTATGCGATGAAACTATGGTGTCAAGAACTGGAAGCAATGCATATTGTTCCTCGCCTAGTATTTGAATAAGTTTAGATAGTATTAAACCAATCAAATAAATGCCAATATATCCAATAGGGTTTTCTATACCAGAATCTAAACTTGTTTCTGAAATTCCTCCGAAAACTAAACGAATCTCAGATTTGATTCCTGGTAATATATCTACATATATTTATCAAAATGAAACCGACTATTACAATGAATATAAAAGTTCTACATTTGCTAGAACAACTAAAAAGGCAGGATGGGATTGTATGCGTCATTATGAAATTTTATCTCAAGGATGTATTCCCTATTTTCCTGATTTAGAGAACTCTCCTCCAAACACAATGACATTTTTTCCTAAAGAACTAGTCTTACAAGCAAATAAATGTTATGAAACTAATTCAGATCCTGGAAATTTAGCTTCAGAACTTTTAGAATATACACGTCAACATTTAACTACTAAAAAAATGGCTCAATATATTTTGGATAAATCTGGACATTCAGAAGCAAAAAGAATCCTATTTCTTTCAGGAGATGTTGGGCCAGATTATTTGCGGTGTTTGACCTTACAAGGATTCAAAGATTTGATTGGTTCAGAATGTCATGATTATCCTAAAATTCCACATATATATAAAGATGTTGGGCCATACAATATATATTACGGAAAAGGTATTACATATACAGGTAATATTCCTCAAGAATTACATAACTCTTCAAAAGATGCTCTTGTCGCCGCAGATATTACTCAACAAAATTATGATTTGATTATTTATGGTTCTTATCACCGTGGTCTACCTGGATTTGACTTAGTTAATAAATATTATCCTCCGCATAAAGTAGTTCTTTTATGTGGAGAAGATTTACATTCATGCGATTATGAACAATTTTCATCAAAAGGTTATCACGTGTTTGTTAGAGAGTTATAATCTATAAATGCTTGTATGTTTTCACTACACATCAATGCCATATTCTGATTGATTTTTTCTTCAGACCAATTCCACCATTTTAATTCCAATAATTTTTGATTTTGATCAGGTGTAAATCTATACCTGATTAATTTCGCAGGATTACCTCCTACAATTGAATAAGGTTCCACATGTTTAGTTACTGTACTATTTGCTGCTATTACAGCGCCATCACCAATAGTTATTCCAGACATTATAGTGACTCCAGATCCTATCCAAACATCATTTCCTATAACAACATCTCCTTTTGAAAAATGCGCATACTCTCCTAATTCTCTAGGAAATGTTTCAGTATGCATATGACCGAACGGATATGTTGTAACCCAATTCACCTGATGATTTCCTCCAGTATATACGACAACATTATCTGCTATAGAACAAAACTTTCCAACAGTTAACTTAGATGCTTCTCCCCAATTACGAACGGAACAACTACCGTACGTATATTTCCCATAAGACATTTTTTTTCTAAATTCTGGCTAGAATCGTTAAACCGTTATTATTTGTATATCGTTTCTCAAGTTTCCATTCAGGATGTTCTTGTAGAAACTCTTCAATTGCTGGCCACAACCCTTTAGTAATTTCAGCAACTGGAATTCCAGTTTCTTTTGATTGTTGAATAGCATCCCATCCTGCTCTCAAGGTTTCGCCAAAAATTTCATCAACTGTTGTATCATGCATAATAATATACTTCTGAACACTTGAATGCCAATAAGCCAATTCACGTTTCAGATGTCCGTATACATGCCATGTATCAATAAATAAAAGATCAGTTTGAACTAAAGGACATTCTAGATCACTTTGATTTACAAACGTAGCATTCACACCTTCTTGCTGACACATTTGTAGAAAAATGTCAATCTGACCTGATTTGTAAGGATCTACCATTGTATATGTATTTGGTCGTCCTTTCAGCCCAACAGCAAACGCAAAAGAACTTACAATATTTCTAACTCCACATTCAACTACTGAATCGCATTTCAAGGTATACTCTCGAAGTGTAGGAAGATGTTCATTGATATCAGAAGGAATCTCAACTCTCTGTCTATAATATTCTTCCATTTTTATGAATAATACTATAAACATTTAAACTACTACCTTTTCAATATTGCCACGAACATCAATAATAAATCCTTTGAATCCTAATTCAGGAAACTGTTGTTTTATAAATGCTTTTAACTCTTGTAATTTTTCAATATGAATAGCACTGTCTTTATCTTCCTTCAAATCTAAAGTAGCTTTATACATTCCACAATCTAAATGATCAAATGCCCAAATCTCTTTGATGTTATGTAATTGCAAAGCTAATTTCACATGGTCTACAAATGTAGTTTGCCAAGAACCGTAGGTTGTTTGCAAAACACCCAGAGAAGCACCTGCCAAAGCAACTAAATCATAATCATTAATAACTTCTTTGTGATGGGTCAAATACCATGCTAAAGATGCGGTAAATCTAGGATCGATACATGCCAGAACTAATGCTGAAGCAGCTCCAGGACCTTGTTGTTGAACAGGCTGAATTTGAGCAAAAAGGTATCCAGCTAATGCTGAACATACGACTACGGCAATACCAAATAGTAAAAGTTGTTGTTTCATTCTCTTTGCTTTCCACTAAAGAAATGATTCCTGAACTTTTAGAGTTTATGGGTGTTATTCTTATTTGCGCAACTGCAATATTGACACACGGTAATCCATATTTTATTGGATTGGCGTATACTTCCGCTATGCTTATTGCTCATGAATCTATAACTCATTTTAATCCATTATTTGTTTTATTAAATTATGCACTAGGTCGTCTGTCTTTACATGAATCCTTAAAGCTTTTGGTCGTTCAAACTTCTGCAGTTCTAGCGTTTATTATCGCTTACAAAACAAGTATATAATAGCGGTATAAAACATATCATTCCTACACTGATTTCAAGCACCATTGTGATTTATATGTAGTTTGACTATAAGTAGAAATGCATTTGTTTATGTATACTTCTAATCAACTACTTCGTGATTTTTTGAACACTCAAATTCAAAATAGTCGTTCAACTGATTCTGGATTTGATATTCCTATGGTATATCAATCTAAACCATGGGCTAAACAATTGACATTTGATTTTGGAATTAAAGTTGCAGCAACGAGTGATTTGGGACACCCAGAACCTCTACTTCTAGTTCCTCGATCTTCAATTTCAAATTCTCCATTTCGTCTATCTAACTCAATTGGATTGATTGATATGGGATATAGAGGATCTTTGAAAGCAAAAGTTGATGTTATTGATAAATCTGATCATATTCTTATCAGTGATGGTACTCGATACTTTCAACTTTGTAGACAGAATTGGATGCCTTGGAGAAGTATTACGCTAGTAGATAATGAACATGATCTTCCATTGGCACCTGATTCACGTGGATCAGGAGGATTCGGTTCAACGGGGCAATAAACTTAATGAAATTGTATCATGTATAATAGCAGCCCAATAAGCATTATAATAAGACATTCCATTCCAAACAAGAAAACCAAATAGTACTAGAGAACGCAAAACAGTATTCAGAAGAAGGTTCGACGTCGGGTAGTACCAGAACATTATTTCTTCGGCATATTTTTTTCTCGCAGTAGGACATAAACAATGGCAGGTGGTCTCTTACAGCTGGTAGCTTATGGTGCCCAGGATATCTACATTTCCGGTAATCCCCAGATTACTTTCTGGAAGATTCTTTACAAGCGTCACACTAACTTTGCCATGGAATCTATTGAAGTGACCTTTAACGGTCAGGCAGATTTCAACAAGCGTGTGACTGCCGTGATTAATCGTAACGCTGATCTGATGTTCCGTACCTACGTACAGGTAGTACTCCCCCAGATCGATGTATCTAGCGCTACCCAGCTAGGTAATGCTATTGATTCTTTCCGCTGGGTGAGCTACATTGGTCACCGTCTAATCAACCAGGTAGAGCTTGAAATTGGTGGTCAACGCATTGATCGTCAGTATGGTGACTGGATGCAGATCTGGACTCAGCTAGCTACTAATGCTGGTCAGATTCCTGCTCTTGATTCTCTAGTAGGTAATACCCATGACTTAGTACTACTTAAGAATGCAGCCGGTGAACCTCTAGATAAAACTTGCTCTTCTAGCGAAGTAACTCAAGCTTGTATTCCTCGTGCAGGTACTCCCGCTAAGACCTTGTACATTCCTCTACAGTTCTGGTTCTGCCGTAATCCTGGTCTTGCCATTCCTCTCATCGCTCTTCAGTACCACGAAGTGCGTGTGAATGTAACCTTTGAGACTTGGGAGAACTGTACTTATGCTGAATCTCTTGGTGTACCAACTCGTGGCATTTCTCAATCTTTAGCTGCCTGCTCTCTATACGTAGACTACGTATACCTAGACACTGAGGAACGTCGTCGTTTTGCTCAACAGAGTCACGAGTACCTCATTGAACAGGTACAGTACACTGGTGCTGAGTCTATCACCTCTTCTTCCAACAAGATCCAGCTCAACTTTAACCACCCTGTAAAGGAACTTCTATGGGTAGTACAGCGCGATTCTTTCGTAGACTGCTCTAATCCTCAATGGCTAGCTGCTGTTGGTGGCCAACAACCTTTTAACTACTCCGATGACTTCTCCACGGAAGGTACTATCATGTCTCTCTTATCTGGTGCTGGAAGTAATGCAGTTGCATCTGGAACTATGGCTCTGGGTGTGAACGATAGTGGCAATTACAGTACTGCTACCGACGCAGGACCTGGACATATTAGTAGCGCTGTAAGTGGTACTGCTGCTGAAGCTGCTGCATTCGATTCTGGTGTGAATTACCTACTCGCCAAGGTGATTTTAGCATCTGGTGTACGATGCGAAGGTAAGAACCCTGTAGAAGTAGGTAAGCTACAGCTCAACGGCCAAGATCGTTTCACTGATCGTGAAGGTTCTTATTTCGATCGTGTACAGCCTTACCAGCACCACACTCGTACCCCTTCTCAGGGTATCAATTGCTACTCTTTTGCTCTGCGTCCTGAGGAGCACCAGCCTTCCGGTACTTGCAACTTTTCTCGTATCGACAAGGCCACTCTACAGCTCACTGTGTCCGTCAACACCGTGGTCGGTAACAACACTGCCCAGGTACGCGTGTACGCTCTGAACTACAACGTGCTTCGTGTGATGTCTGGAATGGGTGGGTTAGCATATAGCAACTAGAAAGTATGTGTAAGACCACCCACAGCCTACCCATTTACACGCTGTGGTATATATACTAGTATAACAAAATGGCTTATGCAATTCAAGGTGAAACATTTGCTAAAGCAGGTAAACCTCCACGTCGTAATCAATTTCATGAAACTGAAACATGCGTTGAAGGTGTTTTAATTTCAAATGGTAACGAATTAAAATTCAAGTTTGATAACAATGATCTCGAAAAAGTAAAATCACGCCATTGGTTTGCTGCGACTGGAGGAAAGTATATCGCAACTTATGTCGTGATTAATAACGAGAAAAAAACATTGTACCTCCATAACTTTATTATGAATCGTATCGTATTTCCAGGTAAAGGTGCTAAAGAAAGTATTGATCATATCAACCGTGATGGTCTAGATAATCGCAAAGAGAATTTGCGTTTGGTTACACAAACTGAACAAAATCTGAATCAGAAGAAAAAAGATCGTAGAGTGAATTTTCCAGAAGGAATTACTGAACTACCAACACATGTTTGGTATGTAAAAGCAAATGGTGCTCATGGCGATCGTTTCTGTATTGAATTTAAATCTGAAAACTTTAAATGGAGAGGCACTTCATCTAAAGCAATAACTATCCATGATAAACTTAAACAAACAGTTGAACAACTAGTTGTATTATACGAACAGTACCCTCATCTTAAAAAAGACCTAACCAGATTTTTAGAGAAAGAATAAAAAGGGAAAACCCACTTCTTAGGGTAAAAATTTACTCTAAGAAATGGTAAACTTTTTTACTTAGAACTTACCAAGCCATCACAATATCATCTAGTCGACATTCACCCTGTGCCTTATCTTTTTCTTCTTGAGATTGAACAAGTTCATTGGCATGTTTCAGATCGGCTTCAGAAACGTCTACTTCTTCATCACCTTCAGGCAATCTAGATTCATCTACAAGAATGTCAACAAATCCTGTACCACAAGGAGGAACTTGACCAAACATGATATTGGCAGAAACACCACGCATGGTATCAAATTCTCCAGATACTGCAGCCTCAAACAAAATCTTTGATGTTTGTTCAAATGAGGATTTAGCAAGAACACCATTATCCAGTTTGGACATACCGAATCGATTAATTTCAACAAAATGGCCATGATACGTCATAGCATCTACAAGCAGACATACGTGATGATAATTAATATATTCTGTAACGAAAACTTTCATTAATTCTTCATACAAAGTCATACGAGCCGTTTCGATACCGAAAACGTCAAGAACTTCATGAATATCATCAGAAAATGTACGTGTAGCATCTACATTTTCTTTGGTGAATAGTTCTAGCAAATTAGATCCTTCAGAGTCCAAAACGTGTTGTTTCATGGGACGATATCCACCAACTTTTTCATCGTAAACAAGTTCATCATTGACTTCACGAGGAAATACACGTCCGATTCCATCAACTCCAGTCAGAATTGTGTCAAGAAGTTTATCTTCAATGAATCTCAAAGACAAAGCATTTTTAGCAACATCAATACCAAACGTGATTCGTAATACAAGTTTCTCGGCATTTACATCAGAATGAATACAATCAAATACTTTCAAAACTTTATTATTTTCAATTTTAGATTGGATCAAAGTCATATCAATCACACGACGTTCTGCAATTTTCTGATCATCCAACTCCAAACGCATAATCCATGGAGAAGCACATCCTTGCGTCAATGAAAACTTTTCAAAATCTTTAAGAATTTCACGATCTTCTTGAACAGCAGTATCAGATGAAAGAGGATTAGGATCATAATAAATGCGAACAGATTTTGTTACGTCACGCAAAGTAGTTTTCTGGATCAATTTCATTGCGCTCAGAGCATTAGCTTGAGACAATGAAAGTTCAGGTTTGAGATAGATTACATTTGAAGGATTTTTGGGATTTTCAGAAACGTGAAGAAGTTCTTGAATACGAGGAACACCTTGAGTGGCATTAGCTTTAGTAGTTCCTGCAGTGTGGAAAGTATTCAGAGTAAGTTGTGTAGTAGGTTCACCAATAGATTGAGCGGCCAAAGGACCTACCATTTCACCAGGATGAACCAAAGATTTTGTGTACCTGAACTTAATTTCAGAAATCATTTCATCAAACAAATCTTTAGAAAATCTGTAGATTAGAATAGATTTGCGTGGAGCTAAATAGAATCGGAGGAGAATATGAAAGAGTTTATTGGATTGAATGTAGGCGGTCTTACAAAGTTTTTCCAATTCAGAAACTACATAATCTGGTGTTAAATCGGTCTTGACTGAATAAGGATTACGATATTTTGCGATGAGACGACCAAGATGAACAGGAGCACGAACTTCTGTTTTATTTTGAAATCTCAAGACATGGTGAACTAGAATACGACGATCTTCCAAAATCTGTTCAATTAGATCTGGAGGATTCTCAGAAACGTCAGAGCATACAGCTTTATATTCATCACGAGTACATGCAAAGGATGCGTACACTTGTTCCATAGTAAGAATTCCAAGATCACAATCATGATTTTCTACACAAGTTGAATCAATTCCATCTTCAGAATACACGAATTGAACAATACATCCATTAATATCGCGAACAGTATGATCTTGATCAACATGAATATCTTCCATAAGTTTCACAAGTTTACGTTGAATATATCCTGTATCAGAAGTTTTTACAGCTGTATCAATGAGACCTTCACGACCACCCATAGCGTGAAAGAAGAATTCTGTTGGACGGATTCCTGAAATGAATGAATTTTCAACGAATCCACGAGATTCAGGACCGTCATCAAATTTAGCAAAGTGTGGCAAAGTACGATTATCCATAGTATATTGAATACGTTTACCATCAACAATTTGTTGACCAAGCAAAGCCATCATTTGAGTAATGTTTAGTTCAGAACCTTTAGAACCAGCACCTTTAGATGTCATTTGAAGCATTCTGTTCTGGGAATCCAGACTTTTCACTGCATCTTCACCAATCTTTGTATTAATTCCGTTCAAAGCCTTTGTTATTTTCAGTTCTAGTTCTTCGCCATTTGATCTGCCTTCTGTATTCACAAAACGTCCTGCGTGCATATCAGAAAGAATTTGACCTACTTCTTCCTTTCCTTTTTTCAATACAGAATCAATCATTTTATATGTCTCAATATCTGCGATCAAATCAGACGGACCAGTAGAAAATCCAGAAAACAAATTATATTTTGTCACAACATTTTGAACGGCATTAATGAATTCACCCGCACGTTCATGACCAAAATCATTGAAAATGTTATGAATAATTCCTTTAGACGCTTTACTGAACGCACCTTTATTGAGACGTCCTGCAATGAGGCGACCGTCTTTGACTTCAACTGAACCTGCTTTGAAATTCATCAAAGGAAATGTAGTAGAAATGATATCTTTTCCTGTAACAGGTTTATCTAGTCTTTTAAATGATCCAAGAGGACGTTTCATTCTAGCCATCATATTCATTGCCAAATGTTCAGGTACACTAACAGAATCATCAGAAATACGGAAAACACCAGTCAATGTATCTTGAAAGAGTTGAATAATAGGTTCAGATGTACGAGGAGAAACAATTTGTCTGAGCAAAGAAGCGATCATTTTCAATTCAGTTGCGGCAGTAACACTTTGAGGAACGTGCATATTCATTTCATCACCATCAAAATCTGCATTATAAGGTTTCGTTGCTGAAACGTTGAGACGAAATGTAGAATATGGTAGAACTCTAATTCGATGACACATCATAGACATTTTATGCAAAGAAGGTTGACGATTAAACAAAACAACATCTTCATCAATTAGATGACGGTGTACAATATCTCCTTCTTTGAGATCTACAGTTTCACGATTAATGAACCCCAAATGCATACGACGTCCATCAGCTTTGAATTCAATAGTTTTAGCACCCGGATACTTTGTAGGACCGTTACGAATGTAAGTCATTAGACGATCACGGTTATATTTTGTAACAATTTCAGGAAAAGTCAGATTACTTGCGATTTCTTCAGGAACACCTAGTTGGTCTACATCAATATTAGGATCAGGAGTAATTACGGAACGCGCAGAGAAATCTACACGTTTGCCCATTAAATTTCCACGTACACGTCCATCTTTTGCTCCAAATCGGGCTTTGAGAGTTTTCAATGGACGACCAGATCGTTGGGCTGCAGGAGGCATACCTTTGATATCATTATCAACATAGGTAGCTACATGAATTTGTAGCAAATCAGTAAATTTGTTAATAATATCACCAGACTCACCTTTATCAATTTTATCGCGCAAAGCATTATTTTGACGAATAATATCAATTAGTTTATGTGTCAAATCATCTTCAGATCGTTGATTATCTTCCATCACTACAGAAGGACGTACAGTCAATGGAGGAACAGCCAAAACTGTACACATCATCCAATCGGGTCGTGAAAATTTAGGATTGAATCCAACCAAATCAATATGTCTATCAGTAATACGTTGAAAACATCTCAAAACAAGTTCAGGTTGAAGACGGAAAGGTTCAGAATCATCTTTATAGGTCACAGCTTGAAGTGCTGTAACGTTTCCGTCAGCACGTGCTACTTTTTTAATTAGTTGAGATCCACAATGGCCACATGAAGAAGATTCTTTCAAATCGCGTTCTTTATAAGTAGTAGTTGCTTCACGAACAGCATTAAATCTTTGGGTTCCCTTGTAGGTCTTTTCTAGTTCTTCCAAATAATCATCGGGCAAATAAGGGTTACTACAAGAAATACAGACAACAGCCAAAAGCTTTTGAATTACTTCAATGAATTGGTATAGATATACAGGTCTAGCTAGACGAATATGTCCAAAATGACCTGGACAAAGCAAATGAGTTTGCTTACAGGTAGGACATGATTTGCCTTGTTCAGTGACACCAAATCTCGGATCAAAGACACCACCTACAGCAGGTACATCTCCTTGATACGTTTTATCAGTTTTGACTTCGACTACGCTTCTGGACAGGATATCTTCAGGATTGGCAACCCCAAATTGGACACCAATAATTGTATCGCCCATTCTTATTATATGAAGCCTAATCTTTAGATCGATTCGTTTTTGACTTATGTTTACGAGAAACGGAGTGTGTCTTATCAAGAAACCCAGGGTAATCTAAAACAGCTTGAACTAGATCTTGTGGATAGGAAGACATAGATTCTAAAAATAAGTCATATTCTACACCTCTGCGATCGTGAAACTTTCGGTCATCCTTGAATTTATGTGTACACATGTATCGAAAAACATGATGACAAATTGTTTTTACTTGTTTACCATGATGAGGTTCACAATCTGACATTTCCACTACAGTATCACACCACTCGTGCATTTATTATTTACAATCATTTAAGACCCAAGACGTTGAACCTTTATTATGATATCCTGATTCTGGTGGTTCTACATATTTATTACGAGTTGTTGTCAAAATGTAAGATCCTGG